TGTGCAGCGTCCTTGGCCTGTAATCCGAAAGCTGTCATGGAATCGGTTACAATATCCGAAACCATCGCCAAATCTTCACCAGAAGCCGCGGCTAGGTTCATCACGCCGTCAATGCCGTTTAGCATATCCTCTGTTTTCCAGCCCGCCATAGCCATATACTCCAAGGCTTGCGCTGATTCAGTAGCAGAGTATTTTGTGTCAATGCCCATCTGCTTCGCTTTTTCAGTCAGCGCGGCGATCTCGTCCCCCGTCGCCCCGGAAATCGCTTCTACTTTGGACATTTGTGCTTCAAAGTCCATGCCCGCTTTGACTGCATAGCCGGACAAAGTGCCAAACGCGGCTGCCGCCGCCGTTGTGATCCCCTTGATTCCTTTTGCGATCCCTGATTGGTCAATTTTTGTATCTATAAGAATGGAGCCGTCTGCCTGTGCCAATCACAACACCCCTTTATCGTCACTGGCTCACGGCTCTATGGACGCTTGATTTCAATTTCTCTCTTACAGCTTTTGCACCATACAAATATGCCTTTGCATATAGCATCCGGCAGTATTTTGGCAAGCTTTTTGCCGCAATACGGGCATTTCACCCATTGTTTATTTTTCATAGCCCTTCCGACAAGCTGGAAATAAAGTCCTGTTCCTTTTCTTCCTCTGTTCTGTTGTCCGGCAGCGCATAAAGCTGCTTCATTTTTCTGTAAAAGTCCTTTTGTTCTTTTGGTACCTTTGTAATGTCTACCGCCCTATACCGCATGATCTTCATAAATTCAAGGTTTTCGTCTAACGCATGGAAAAGGGCCTTGAACTTCCACCAATGCAAAAATGGAATTTCCACAAGATCCATCCCATATTGCGATAAAAACGCTGCGTAAATGCTTCCCGCATCGTATTCATAGCTGTATACAATGTTCTTTGGCGCGGGTTCCGTTTCCTTCTGGTTGGTTTCTTCCCGTCCGCATAGATAAAACCAAAGGATTTTCTCCATCGCCTCTTCTTCATCGTCTGGTATCTGCGGGAAATACAGTTCCATCGCCCTTGCCGCTTTTTCCGTCTCTGTAAATTCTTCATCCAGCATAAGGAGTTCAAAGGCTATCCCTGTCCGAAAATCCGCATCAATTTCATAGAACAGGCCGCCAACCTCTATTTGGGTCGGCGGCCTATCCAGCAATAGGTTCACTTGCGGCGCTCTCTTCCCGGTTTATACCGTTCCATGCGTTTTGCTCTTGCAGCTTCGATCTCTTGAATGATATAGGTAATCACATCGCACGCATCTTCCAGCGTGACAACGCGTCCCTCAAAAATCTGTTTTGCCGCGTCTTGCCCCAGCATCGCGTCAATGCTGTCCAGGACAAACTGGACGCTATCTTTCACCATAGCGTCCATGGTTTCCGTGTTTCCATCTTGATCAGCAGAGGATTTCAGAGCCTTGGACATTTCCAACGCTTTCCCTGCAAATTGCTGCAAATGAGCCACCAGTTCTTTAGACGTAGTGTCTACCTCGTACTTGTGTCCGCAAATATCCAGAGATACCATACTGTTTTGGAATTTGAACGCCGCCATTTTTTATTCCCCTTCCGTAAATGTCTTCGTTGCAAGCACAAACTTGCCAACCGTTGGATCGCCATTGATATAAATAACCCCCTCAATGGGCAGTCCATCCGTGGCCGCGCCGCCGCCATCGTTGGTGCAGTCGATGACAACGCTATACTTTTTGGCCTTATAGGTGCCTGCGGTTTCCTCGTCTTCATCCCAAGCGTCGACGAGCACCATCGTGGTTTCCGCATCCGGCCCGATCTTGTCAAACATGCTGCAAAAATAATCATTGAACGG